GAGACTTCTGTTGAGAGAATAGTATTAGCAGTTGCAGTAGAACTGATATGACCACCCATACATTTACCAGCAGCATTAGATGTTGCAGCAATGTTGTTAGATTTGTACATATCAAATCCTCTTAGTTTACCACTTGAAACTAATCCGTTTCTAATTGAACCTTGACCTGCGTTGAAGTCTACAGATAACAATTTAGAAGCTGATTGACCTAATACTTCGTAGAAGTCAGGACTTGCAACAAACCATCTACCTTCTTCAGGTACATTTTGTTCATCTAAAAGTCTTGCCATTCTAGCTAAAAGGTCTAGAGGGTCTGTTTCACCAGATACACCTAAATCTATGTTACCAGTTCCATCATATACTCCAGCACCTAAGTCTGTAGCATTATCAGCACCTAACACATGGTCCGGTGATGAGCTAGAAACTCCTGAGAACATAGTAGCAATAACAGCAGCATCATATGAATCTTTCAATGCATATGCAGCAGAGCTAGAAGCAACTTCTTTAAAGTTGACATGTGACATATTAGTTTCAATATCATCTACGATGAATTTGAAAGCTTTAGCACTATCAACAACCAGCTGTACTTCTTGGTCTGTTAGTCTAGTTTCAGTTGTATCTGTATTTCTTGTGTAATCAGACACAGAAATTACAGGTTCTTTGATAATCTTTACAGAGTCTCCGTAAGAGGAAATTTCACCAGCATAATCTGTGTTGGTGATAGCTTCAACTACCGAGGCTTTTCTAAAGAAGTTTAAAACCTTTTTAGAATATATACTAGGTAGGAAGTATTTATTATTTTGTCCACTTACGGAGTCAGCAAAGTTAGCATTTGTATCAGTTGAGGGTTCAAACCATTGAGCCATGATACTTTCTCCTTTAAGTTATATAATTACTTTATGATTCTGCCTTCTTGCATAGCATCTGATATTTCTTTTTCGTATTTATCAAATTCTGCCATACTCAATGCAGCAATCTCCCTTTCTGACCATATTTTCTCCTGCTTTGGTTCAACTGTTGTTGTTTTAGTTGAAACCATATCTGCAGCAGATTGTCTGGTCGGTTTAGAAGATGACTTTGTCTCTTTAGGTAAATCCATACCCATATCTTTTTTAAATAAATCTAAAGCACGAGAAGCTAAATCGGCATCATCAGCATTTGAGTATATCCATTTCTGAATAGAATCAGGCTGTTCTTTTGCCCATGTATGAAAATCATCGCTGTTTCTAATATCTTCAAAATCAGGATGTCTTTCATTTAACCTTTTTTCTGCATCTTGTCGTATTAATTGTTCTTCTCTTTCTTGGAGTTTGCTAAGGCGTTCTTCTAGAACTTTTGCTTTAGTCTCCGATTGCATATGAGCAACAGTTTCTACAACTTCATACACATCAGGATAATCTGTTTTAAACTTTTCTAGTTCTTCTTCAGTCTTTGGAGCTTTATATTCAGGTTGTTGAACTTGATTTAATAACTCTTCTTCTCTGTGTTTAAACTCGGTAAGTTTATTATCGTAATGTTTTTTTAAATCATCATATCTTTTTTTGTAGTCTGGTCTTTTATAAGGAGTATCCTTTTTAGTTTCCAGTTCTTCTGTTTTTACACTTCCTTCAGCTTCAATTTCAGTAACATCGTTGCTATTAAAAAGTTTATTTTTATCAGAAGGTTCTTCAAAATAAAGATTTTCTGATGATATAAAAGGTTTATCATCGCCTTTGTGCCAAGGTTTATTTTTATTATAAGGATTTGGCGTTTCCTCTTTTTGGACTTCATTAGTCATTTTCTTTTCTCCTAGTCAGGGCTTCGTTTAACAAGGTAGCTGCGATGTGCACTTGCAGGGCTTGTCTTGTAAAGGTCGCCTTTCGGTTTTAGTTTGATAGAGTGCCTACGCTAATAGGGTAGCTCTATCGCTTGTTAGCTACGGACATACCTATCTTGAGTATAAGGGTCCATCATATTATCAGAAATTTTTCTAGCTACTCTTTTAGAATCGCTAGTTTCAACTTCTTCTAATATTTTTTCTTCTTCACTCAAAGGTATACCACCTATAGCTAATTCTTGTCTTCCATCTGCTTGAGCTTCAGCATCTTTCATCATACGCATCAATTCATCAGCTCCGATTTCTTCTGTAGCTTTTGCAGTAAAGACAAATTCTCCATCAGATAACCTTGCAGGTATACTGTCAGAGACTCCTGAACCCGGTCCATCAACAGGACCAGACCCAGCAAATTCTGAAGCAACTTCTAATACTTTATCAAATAGCATTGATAGTTGCTCATCTTGTTCTAGTTTTGACATAAGCATTTCTTCTTCTTCTTCACTTAATGCTTCATCAATTATAAAATCTAAATAGTTATCTTCCATTTCTTCATCTGGAAGTTGTTGTTCTTCTATACCCATTGCCATTTGCATTTGGTCATCCATAGACATTGGACCACCTTCAGCTCTAGATGACCTGTTAAATTTTGGAGTAATTTCCTGTTTAGCAATACTATTAATAAGTGTATAAAGATTACCCGGTTCAACATTCATTTCTTTTTCTGTTCTATTTATAATAGCTCTTACAGGTTTGGAATCAATAGTATTATTTTTTATAATACTTATTTCTTCTTCATTAATTCCTAAATTTCTTAAATTATAATAAGTTTCTATATTTGCTTTTCTTATTTCTTCTTTGCGTTCAAGTTCTTTATTATATTTTTTTTCTGCCTCACCTGCTTTTATTCCTTTTAGGTCTCTTTCGGCTAGAGAACGAGCTGTTTCTTCAAGTATTTCTGGTTTTAAACCTTCATTAATTAGTCGTTCTTTTTGATTTTTTACTAATTCTTCTAATAGTAAAGAATCTTTTTCAATATTTGGGTTATAGTCAAAAGTTCCTTGATTATATTTTTTTCTAGGTCTTCCTACTTTACTTCCGTATGTTCCTTTTCCATGTGGCATTTTATATTTCCTCTTTTCTATTCAATGCTTCCTTGATTTGCTCCGGCAACTGCTCTAGGCGTACCAGAAAATTCAGTTTCCCCTGCAACCGGTACATTTCCTGTTCCGATGTTGCCACCACCAGTTCCTGTAACCCCAAGCTCTTGAGGCTGTTGAGGTACTCCTTGAAGTCCTCCCATTGTGGGCTGTTGACTATTGGGTTCAACTTCTTCGCCATTTGTTTGTCCAGCATTTTGCATTCCTATTATTTGTGCCATGATAGCTGCTTCTTCAGGGTCATTGAGTATTTCATCAGGGTCTAAATCTAAGCTATAGGCTAGTTCACTTACAAGTTTAGAAATCTTAACAAATGGTGCAATAGCTGGACTTTGTGCAGTTTGTAAGAACATAGTCAATCTTTGACTTCGTACTTCTTTTTGCATCAAGCTATTTGTTCCAGTAGCTTTAACTTCTAAATCACCTTTAACATCAAGCTCATCTTCTAAGAACTGCATGTTCCATTGAAAATATGATTCGCCTAATGGTCTTAATAAAAAGTCATCAAGATTTTTGACAACAGTTTTTATATTTAAACTAGATGCTCCAAGTAACATTGACATACCAGAGGCAGTCCTTGTCATACTTTGAACACCAGTTTGTCCATGTGAGTAACTTGGTATTCCTGTTTGTTCATCTGCAAGTTGTCTAAACTTGTCAAACATCATTAAGTTTTCTTGTGATGTATTAGGAAACTTTAATCCATGTATGGCTTGTCCGGGCATTCCTGCTTGTCTTCTAAATATCTTACCCGGATATATTTCCATTGATTGCCCACCAACTAAAGCAGACTCATCAACATCAAAAACAAGTGAACCTGACATAGCTAAATTATCAATAGCCATTCTTGCATGTCCATTCATAATCTGTTGACTATCATCCATATTTTCTGCTATACCAATACCATAAAAGTTATATGGATTTCTTTCGTATGGGAAAGCATGATATGGAATTCTGTATGGAGTAAATGGATTAACTACTGCTCTTAATAGTTTAGTACCACATATCCATGCATTAATTTGTACTTCATCTAAATCATCAATAGCATCTGATAGTTCAATACCAACTTCTCTTGCATATTGAGCATCCATAATACCCCAATATTCAAGCACTTCAAAGTTATTATTAACATCTTCATCAGCTCTTCTATCATCTCTTAATTGAGCTTCGTAATCTTTTTCAGTATAGTTTGGACCATATTGAATACATTCACGAATAGCATCTTCGTTAAAGTATGGCATGTTGCGTAGTTGTCTTAACTCACTACGATTCATTTTATGTCTATGAATTATAAATTCACATTCTTCCATATTAGTAGCTGAAGGGTCAGGATAAAAATCCCAACAACTTACAAACTCTATTCTTGGTACTCTTACTTCTAATGGACTATAAGTTCTGTTACCTTCTTCATCTACATCCCATTTATGTAGTTTCTTATTAAAGTTAAATGGTCCTTTTACAATCCCTGTACCTAGTAAAGCAGATTCTAAAAGAGCATTTCGTATTTCAGAAGAACCATTAGATTCATCTATTTGGTCATGGATAAGTTTTTCCATTCTCCTTGCAGCTTTTTGTGCAGGATTTAATTCTAGTTCTTGTGGATTAGCACTTGGTCCATCTGTTAGTATACCAGCATCTTGTGCTTGGTCTTCTAAACTTTCTTCAAAGATTCCGTTATAAAAAGATGCACCGGGTTTTAAAACTTTACCATCACCTTCGTAACCAACATCATAAGGACTATCTATTCTATTTCCAATATCATCTGGAATTGATGTTTCTATATCAGGAGTTGGATTATTAATATCAAGGTGAGCCATATCGGTTTCACCTTCTGGCATTTTAGTTTCCGAAATTCCTATCGGAAATTTACCTGTACCAAATATAACATCTACAAGCTGTCCAAATGCAGCAAGTACTTTAGTTTTAGTAATCTTTACAAATACTCTAGACTTTTCAGACTCTCTAAACTTAACGCCTTTAGAGTAAAGACCTCTATAGTTTTCGTATGCTTTTATCCATCTGCGTTCATCAGTATCTCTAGCCATTTCAGCTAAAGAATATCTATCTTTGATAATACCTATAAGATTTCGTTCTTGGTCTTCTTCTAAGGTTAGTGTTTTACCAGCCTCGCCTTCAACTTCTTCGTAAAGATGATTAGCATTTAAAAATGTATTTTCTTCTACCATTTAATATCCAAATGTGTTATCTGAAGGTTGATATATATCTGATTTAATCCTTAACATTCTATCTTGAGGATGGTCCATTCTTGGTCTACTCATTATCATATACCTTAATGCATCATAAGCATGGTCAGCAGCTTTAGTATCTACATCCTCTGGATTAGTTGTAGATAATGGAATACCTTGTAATTCTTTTATTAAGTTTACACAGTTACTAAATATTTGCAACCTAGGTCTTCCACCTCCTTCACGCTGTCTTAAGTGCTCATGTATTTGAGTCTTACCAGCTATTCTATTTTTATCAGCTCTTCTTAATTTATGTCCTTTATTGACAAGTATCTCACCAATAGTAGGACCTGTATATCCAGTTCTTGACCATGCAGCAGTATCTAGTACACCCGGAATAGATTTAATTTCGTTCTGTTCCATTTCGGTTATAGTGTCACCGAGTGCATCCCCTGTTAGACCTTTTCTGTATAACTCTCTGTATATAATGATGGTCTTATCATCGGGGTCTATAGCAGCCCATAGACAACAACTTTCTGCAGCATAACCATAGTCAATCCCCTTTACTCTTTCCCACCAAGTTGGTAATTCAAAAGGAGGTATTACATGAACATCTGTAGTAAACTCTGCAAATGCTGCACCTTCTGCTACATCCCAATTACCTTCTAGCAGTTGTCTTCTTTGAACTGCAGGTAAGGATTGTAACATCCTTTCATATTCACCATCTTCAGCAAGATAAGGATTATCCTGTAACAATGCTGGAATAAACTTTCTTGTTAAACCATCTTTACCTTTAAATGTTGTATTAGGTTCAGATGCTTCTACATATCTTTTTTTTACCCATTGTGCACCTACACCACCGGGGTTAGCTGTACATCTTAAATAAGTTTGTAACTCTGGATTGGTAGTTCTTAATCTTGAGGCAAGATAGTTCCATCCAAACTCTGTAGGTAAATGAGTTATCTCATCAAAACCTATCCAACTGTACGCTTGTCCTTGATACCTATATACATCAGCATCTTTTTCTAGGAAGCCAAATTCTATTTTAGCTCCTGAAGGAAAACTCCAAAGTTTTTCTACTTCTTTAAACTTAGCCCCTTTAAAGGCTTTAGGATAAAGTTCCCGAGACTTATCTATAAGTTCTCTTAACTCTGGCATTGACCTTCTTAGTATCAAAGCTCTATGTTCTGGTATGTGGCAAGAACGCAATGGGTCTATTAACATTGCAAAACTTTTACCACCACCTGCTGCTCCTCCGTATAAAACATCCTTTTCGGAAGCAGCTAAAAAATCTGTTTGAGGTCCGTTATTAGGCATGAATGCCACATAAGAACCTGTAGTATCTAAATGTTCTTGAATAGAATCAGGTAATACTTCTGTTTCTGATTCTGTTAAAACATTTGAAGTAAGAGCTTTTTCTTCTTTACTTACTTCTTTTTTAACTCTAGCTAAACTTCTTGTTAGCTTTTTAACCTTTTTAGTTTTAGTTTCTAATCGCTTTTTAGCTTGTAATGCTAACTTAACATTAGAGAGTTCACTATTTTTAGGTCTACCTACTTTTTTCGCAGTAGGCTTATGTTCCTTTATTATAGAGTCATTTGCGACATTTGTCAAGTCTTTTGTAGCTTTTTTTTTCTTATCTACCATAAACTTTATCTACATACTTCTTTAATCCGGGTCTTGACATACCCTTACCAGTCTCTGCTTCTAGCCAATCTACTCCAATACCTAAACTTATTTCACCATGAAAGACAGCTTCTGCTACATCTTTTAGGATGGTAAGCTCTTGAGGTATAGGTTTTAAATAGCCTTCAAAGTCTGCATCTAACTCATAACCAAATGGTATAGTTGATGAAGTTCTTCTTATGTAATTATCTGGAATAAACATTAATCTATTAATAATTTATCTATTTCTTTTAAATATTCTTGCATTTGTTTTTTTGATTGTTTATTTGCTACAAATTTTCTATTAACAATATCTGATACATCTCTGTCTTGTGGGTACCAATATCTATTACCCTCTCTATTTCTAACTCTAGAAGGATTTTTTGAATTTTCTACTAATTTTGTAACAGGTTTACCTTTACCTAAAATAATATCTTTATTTAAAAAATTATCAATATTTTTTTTATTATTTGCTGATATAAAAATTGCATGAGTCCGATGGCTTTGGTTTGCATATTTATCTAATCCAAGTATATCCATAGCATCTGAACCTAAGTAATGGTCTCCTGATGGGTCTTTTTTAATTACTGTTCCTTTTTTTAATTTAACTGGAATAATACTTTTTTTATCTACAGAATGATATTTGTCACTTCCATGAGCAAACTTTAAAGCTGCTATTGGATTTGTAAATAAAAATAAACCTCTTTTTTTACCTTGATAACTACCTCCTAAAGGGTTTCCTCCTCTTATAAAGGAAGTATCTCTATCAGGATTAAATCCTTTTTCTTTTATATTTTTAACATTTTTTGTAGCTGTTAAATGATAGTAAATTTTTTCTGCAGCTTTCTTTTTAGCAATAGGAGAAGCAACCATCATAGCTATATCTCGTATCGGTTTTTGTCTGTCTAAACTTTTTTGTATTGTTTCAGCTAAAGGACTGTAAGGTTCAGCCTTACTATATTCTCCTATCTCTTGTAAAAACTCCGGTGGAGCTTTTGTAGGTTCTACTATATTACCTACATTTTTAGATAAACGCTGGGCTTTCTGAGTCCATAGTCTTCCGGATTTACCTTTATTAGAACCAGTTTCTATTTTCTCAAAAAGCCTCTTACGCATGTTAGCTTTTCTTTTCGGCATTCTTATCTCCTTTTTTACCAAAGATTAAATCCCAGTTATCTTGGTATTGTTTAGAAAAAACATTTACCCTAGGTCTAGCACCTTTGCCACCCCAAGTATCGCTTTTACCATAAATACTTTTTCGGAAGACTACTTGTTTATCTTCATCGTTACCTATTTGTGGCATGTTATTTTTTCATTTTCTTTGTTATCATAGTTTTCATTTTAGTCATTAGTTTAGGGTTTACCTTACTAATTAAAATACCTGCTACAACTGAAAGAACTATAACTGTAATTAAAATATCCATATTTTACTCCTTATAATAATTATGTTTTCTATGTGCTGTTTTCTTTTCCCAATCTTCTATTGCATGGCGTATACTATCTTCTGCTAGTACACTACAATGTAATTTAATTGGAGGTAATTCTAAAGCTGCTGCTATATCTTTATCTTTGATAAGTTTAGCTTCGGCTATAGTTTTACCTTTTAACATATCTACAAACATAGTAGAGGATGCGATTGCACTTCCACATCCATATGTTTTAAACTTGACATCTTCTATAACATCATTGTTTAATTTAATCTGTAGTTTCATAACATCCCCACATGCAGGTGCACCCACCATACCTGTAGCAACATTAGGGTCTTTAGGGTCAAACCTTCCAACAGAATGTTTTGCTGGGTTGTTTAAAACACTCTCAAACCTATCAACTACTTTTTGAGAATATGCCATTTACCACTTAACCTTATCAGCCCAGTAAGCCGCAGACATTTTTCCTCTAGCAATATTTTTAGCGTGTCTAGCTTTGAAGCTTTTACGCTTGGCTTTCATACGAGCAGATTCACCTGCTTTAGGTTTACCTGCAGTCTTTGCACCTTTTTGACCAAAACGAATTAACTTTAAAGTATGTCCATCTTGAGCTAATACCATATGTGATTTAGTTTTATGACCCGGAGTTCTTTTAGGTTTGTTTACTCCTGCTAGTCCGTGTTTCTTTAATAAAGCTTTTTTTCTATTTTCGTGTGCCATTAGTGTATTGTTTCCTGTTGTTCTGGTAGTGTATAACTTAATTCATGAAGTTCACCAATAATAGTTAAAGCATACATATCAGCTATTTCTATAGCTTTGTTCATATCTTCTGCTTTTATATAGGGTCCTATTAAAGGTTGATTATCTTTGATAACTTCAGTTAAAAATATTTTCATCTAATATTACAAAGTTTTAAAATCTTTTGTATTCTACTTGATTTCATTAATTTATGAAATTTATTCCATAAGTTTTTCATATTTTTAATCCCATTCCTATTAACCACCCACAGACAAATAATAAAGCAGCCATAAACGGATAAGCTCTACAAAATTCAAATAAGTTATTCAGATAGTTCTTCATAATCTCCATCTGTTAAATCTAAAGGTTTTTTATCTGGCATTAAAAATATACCACCACTATTGACATTATGATTAACATCAACTCGTTCTACTTTACCTACACCTACTCTATCTAATAAAGTCTGTGCAGCAGCAAGTTTATTGTTAGCTTGGATAATAGGTCGTTTAGAATCCATTATCTCTACTAGCTTAAAAGCTGCTTTAGGTGCAGAGTTGGCTAATACTTCTTGAGTTAGTTCAAGTATTTCAGACTTTAAAGACTTTACCACATGATGATAGTGAGAAGCATACCCAGCAAGTTTCGCAGCCTCTTTAGCATCGCCTTGTGTTTCTACAAGGTGCGTAAGAAAAGCCTGTTGCTTATCGGTTAGTTCTCGTTTGTTATGTGTATTATCTATGCTTGGAAGTATAGCCATGTTTAATAGTATATACCTATAAACCAGTTTTGTCAAGTATTTTAAAATATTTCTATAAAGGTATTGACAAAATGCGATTTCAAGTATATAATAACATTGTGCCCTCCCGGGTTCAAATAGTACCTATCTGGTGCTACTTTTACTTTCTTATTTTATCAATAAACACTCTAAAGACTATGAAGTTTTTGGAGTCCAATACCCCTATATTAAATCTAATTAATCCTTAAAAGGTTTTGAAGTTTATATAGCCGGGTCGTAAACTAGATAGCCCTATCTGGTTAATGGTGCTTTTCTGTAATTTTGTGTGACCAGTACATATATATAGGGGGGCGGGGGGGTGGCTCCAGCGTGGGCATAGACTAGGAAAGCTCCCAAGTATCAAAGACTTATAATACATTATAACCAAAGCTTATAATAACCATAGCTTATAATACATTATAACTTTATAGACTTGATAGCCTTTAAAATCAAGGGAAAGCATGACCAAAGTTTTTCTAGTTTACAAAGTTGGTAAGATTTTGATGTGATATTACCATTAAGAAAAAACTTATAATACATTATAAGCTATATCAATACTTCACAATCTTTATAATACATTATAAGCTACATCAATAATACAGTTCTGCTCATCAAGAAC